TCATCTTTGTCCAAACCAGCTGCTTTTACAGCAGTTTTTTTATAATCCGAACTATCTCCACGGTCTACATCCTTCTTGTACTGTTTGGCAGTATCCATATCTATCTCATGGTCTTTACCATCTTTATCCTTAAACTTTACCGTGTTCTCTTTCATCACATCCTCTAATGTAGGAAGTGGGTCACCAAATTTTCTATTCCAAGCATGTTCTGTCAACATGCTTTTTGCTATTTTTTTATATGATTTTAAAATTTTCATCATATTATCCTCTCATAATATCATTTATTACTGATTCTACTTTACAATATTCACCACACGTTCTACCCATTGGTTGATTTTTATCTACAGATTCATTTACTCCAGATGGATACATAAACGCTCCGTGTGTAGATGGGTTAGAAACAAAATCAAAAGCTATAAGTTCAAAGTCAGGTTGTACTTGAGTAACCTGGTCACCAGTATCTTCTGTTACAGTTTCAACTGACCCCATACCTCTTGAAGAGATACCTAACTTAATTTCTGCTTTAAATAATTCTTTTAATATGTTTCCTGCTGGTGTACCTAACACTTCAACAGTACCTAATAAGTTATCACCTTCCCAGTTCATCTCTTTAATATTATGGGATACATTTTGTAAATTAACTACTGAACTCTCTGGATGGTCGAGTTCTCCCATAGCTCTTCTTTGTGATATAAATTCTTTTGTGTACTTTTTAGCTTCACGTTGTAAAATCTCACGAGGGTAAACTCTACCATTTTGATTTTTAGCTTCTGCACGTTGAAGTACACCACGAACAATTAACTTCCCATTGTTTTCTTTAATGGATTCGTTAATCTGTTCTGGTTTTATTTCAAATGGTAAGTAATCTACTATTAAGTTCTTCACATTTAACTCCGTGTTTTAATTATTTCATTTTTCAAATCTTGTAGTTTTTTTATCCACTTATCTATAAAATAAATAGTTTCTACTTTATTCGGTTCTTCACCTTTAACTTTAGTTTCTTCGATGAGCCAACGTTTTTTTAAATTAGATAGACTTAACAATCTGCCTAAAAAGGTAAGTCCATCTTTATCCCAAGATGGTTTCATAATAAGATTAGTAAAGTTGACCGACTTTATTCGCTAGTTTTACTAACCTTTCACTAATTTTTTTCATAGCACCGTGAGTTCGTTTCCAATAAGATGTAGAATCTACTCCTATTTCGTTCTTTAATCTCACATTCATTTTAACAAGTTTATCTAACTCGTTTAACTTATCTCTAACCTCTCTCATTGAGTAACCAATTTTTTGTTTTGGTGTCATCGAATCATCATTTCTGTAATTATGGTAATGACCTTCATTTACATTCTCAAGTTTTTTATCAACTTGTTTTGCTTGAGAAACACCAACTCTGTTAACACTTATTATACCTTTACGACCTTTTTTTAAAGCTTTGGCCACTTTCATCATAGCTTCACCTTGACCACTAGCATCAACAATAACACTACCTAGTTCAGTTTTTACGTGAAATTTAGCCTCAGATACTTTAGAGTAACCTCCTGCTTTCACAATATCATCTTTTTTCTTTTTATCTTTTTTACGTTTACCTGTAAAAGCGTATGGTGTTTTTGGTGGACCTTCACCACCGTCAAGTGCCCCTGTCATAGAGGCTTCATCTAATTCTTGTTTAATTAATTCTTTGATATATTTTTTTAAAGTTTCAAGTTTAACTTTTGTGGACATTTTTTATCTCCTTAACTAATTCATAATATCTCATTAGTGTTAGAACTTGTTTTTCTTTAACTACTTTTCCAGTGGTTAAATTATCAATCTGATTAACTGCTTCTGTTAATTTGATTTTTGTAATTTTATCATTAACTTGTGGTAATTCTTTAGTTAACTGTTTTTTTATCTTAGATGATTCTGTATTAACGAATTCTTTTAAAGAATTTGTATTACTTACGTTATTGATATAATTTTTTAACAAATTTCGTTGTGATTCATTTAATGTTTTATACTTTGTGTTAAATTTATCAACAAGTATTTGATAAGCAAGCAATCTTAAATCTTTATCTTTTTTATTATACTCTTTTAACACGTGTGCTTTAGCTTCTTTAGAACTAATTTTTTTACTTGTGATATGTTCTAAGATAGTGAACTTAGCATTAACAGTTTGTTCTGGATTAAATGTTTCATCTATAGTCTCTGCTTGAAATGTATTATAAATTGAAGCTAATAATTTATAATTTGAGATACGACCGTTGAAAAAATCATCAGAATTGTAATTTTCTTTAATTTCTTTGATTAAATTGTATTTTTCATTACGAAGTTTAGAATTACTTAGTTTTTGTCTTGATTTTAATACAATACTCATTAAATCTTGTGCTCTATTTTCAGATTCATAGTGTTTTTCTGATAGAAGTTTGTATAATTGGAGTTCTTTACCCAATTCTGTATCTTCGTTAAAATATTTTTTTACAATTTTAACTGATTTTGTGCTTTTACCTGCTAAAACGTCAGCAGTTATTTGTCTTGTCAACAATTCAAACAAAATACTTGTGTTTTTTATTTTTGAATGTTTTAATTTTCGAGCCATTACGAAATACTCCAATACTTAAATATATTTACTCATAAATAAATATAAAGTTAACTAATAATTATTCATTTCAAGCATCTTTAGTTAAAGAACTTACCTCATTCTTGTATTCTTTTTCAACTTCAGATGTTTCACTTATTATTTTTACTTCTTTTTTGTTAATTTCCATTGATTTTTTTATTTTATCAAAATGTGCTAGTGCTAATGGTTTACCATATTTAGGTGAACTACTACCACCTTTTTTCATATCGTGAGCTCCAAGTGGGTCTCTACCTCTTGCACTTCCATCTTTACCGTGATGTGGGATTTCTTTAGGTCTACCTGCTCCTTCAAATCCACCTTCTGGAGAACCACCTTTATCATCTAATTCGTGACCTGTTCTACCCATTGCCATATCAGATGGTGTACCTTGTGATTCACCAGTTTTAGCTGGGTCATTACCTTCGTTTTCTATTTGTGAACGTCTAAACTTTTGTTTATAATCAAAAACTATTTTATCATCTTCTTGTTTTATTTGTTCATCAGTAAATTCAAATATGTTTTTATATATCCATTCTGAAGATACTAAACCATCACCTAACATATCTCTTGCTAGAGTTGTTTTGTTTCCCCATAACTCAATCTTTTCTTGTTCATAGATTGTAGATGGGTTAGTTAAATCTAATTCAAAATTAACTAAGTCAGCATCTTGATAACCTTGTGCGAATAAATGAACTATTCCAATTTTTGTTAATTCTGATATTGTGATTCTTTGTATTCTTTCTATCGTTCTTGCAAATCTTACATCTTCTGCTGCAAGTGTTGCTTTACTACCTACTTGTTCTTCATATCCTAAGAATGCTTTTGGTATTCTTAACGAAGCTAGTAATTTATTCTTTAGATATTCAATATCTTCTGTAGCCTCATATGTTAAACCTGGTAACGACTCTATACTTGTACCACTATCTCCACCTCGAACTGGCATAAAGAAATCTTCTGTAATGTTTTGCATATTGTATTTTAAATTATAATCACCTGTATTCTCATCAACAACAGGAGCCTTTTTCATTTTATTTACAATTTGTTGCATATAATTGTCAACTTCTGATGGTGGTATATTACCAATGTCAATCTTAAATACTCTTTTTTCAGGTGCTCTCATAATTCTATGAATTAACATAGCATCTTCCATAAGTGAAAGTTGTTTCCAAATCTTACGACCACCTTCAACTTGTGATTTACCATAAGGTAAATAATTAGAATCTGAAAGTAATCTAAAGTGAGCTACTTCATAGTTTTCTAACTCTTCTCTATGAGCAGATTTTTCAGTTGCTTTATATCTATGTTCATTAGTTGCTGATTCTATAACATACTTTACATACTCTGGATTCTCTGGGTCTAAACCTTCAATTCTTGAAACATCATATACAGACATAGGTATTACATTTGTGATACCATATTTTTCATTTATGTCTAATTTCAAAAAGAAATCTCCATACTTACACATATTACGAACCCAAGGCCATAAATTAAATTCGATATTGATAATATCATAATACAAGTTGTGTAGTATTTGTTTGATTTGGTCGTTATCAGTTTTTATAGTTAGTACATCACCGTATTCTGATTTCATAGTAGATTCATCTGCGTAAATATCAAGTGCTGATGATACGATTGGGTCGTTGTCCATATTTTCATAATCTTTAAATAGATTTAATCTCATTGTTTTTGTCAATAGTGAATCTGAATAACCACTAAGACCTGAGTTAGTGAATAATTTTTGATACCTATCAATAAGATTGTTATGTGCGACAGATTGTGTACGACTTGTATCAGAAACTTTTAGTTTTTTACCACCAACGTTTCTAACAACTACGTTTGTAGAAAATAATCTTCTTAATCTACCAAATAATGTTGTGTCGGCCATTTTTACCTCTTTAGTTAATTAACCATTCTAATGATTCTCGTTTTTTATTTACATCCATGACCCAAGAACTTTGTTCCGTGTCATTAGCTGTGTAAGCACCTTGATTAGAATTAATGCTACTTACAGCTTGTTTTTGTAATTCTATACCTTCCGCTCTTAATCTTAAAGCGGTATCTCTTATCCATAGTCCCATTGCATAAGACATTACTAAGTCGTCATTGTAGCCTCTCATAGCTTCTGCCCTATTCCCATTATATATAAATACAAACAACTCATCAATTAATCGCTGAGAATGTACTACAGATAATTTTTCTCTAAAAAATTCTTCTAATTTTGCTATAACAAGTGGTCTTGTTTTTTGTGTTAATGTAAATCCAGGTACCACTTGTTTTTCTAATCGATTAATTTTATTATTAATCTGTTTATGTGTATCTACATATTGTAAATCTTTACTCATATAAAATAAATTATCATACCCTCTGTCAATTACTTGTTGTATTGTAGCCCAACCAATATTGTTATTCTCAATAACGAGTAATGCGTTGTTATACTCGGTTGCGATATTGACTAACATATTACCATAATCTCTTGTAGATATTCTACCTTTATATTCAGCTACTTGTTCTACGTTTTCAATATCAATAACGTGAAACGCTGAATAATCTGTTGAATCACCTCTACTAACGTCAGCACACACTATATAATCTCGTGTATAATTAGGTGATTCCCAAACCCAAATATTTGAATCAATACCACGTTTTTCTATTGGTTCTTTAACTTGTGATGTTCTATATTCTTCTAAAATAATACCATCAACTACACTTTGACCAGAGGTAATAAAATCACAGTCACATTCTTGAGCTGCTAATGAAGGACCTAACAATGCATCTTGTTCATCTCTCCATTCTTGACCTCTATCAGGATGTACTGTCCAAAAAAGTTTCATAAAATTAAAATCATTCAATCCGTCTTCTGCATCCATCCAAGTTTTATGAAACCAATTACCAACACCATTCGGTGTAGATAATGCTATACATTGAC